GGCCGCCAAGGGATCGCGGGGATTCTGCAGGACATCATGCCAGGCGGCACTGGTGAAGCTGACTTGGAGGGAAAAGTGGCACATAAGCGGCTCTTTCTGGGGGAAGGGCTTACTGGGGTTGAAGTAGTGTGTGCCCGGGTACTGGTAATGTCAAGAAGAAAATGAATTAAAATGTAGTAATCTTAGACAAAGAGTAGGGGTGAAGCAGAGGCGTGCGGCTGGGTGGGGTGGAGAGGGCTGAAAAAAGAATGGGGAGAGGCAAAGATTTTACTTGACAGCAATTGAAGATGTGGTATACTTAGAGGCGTAGAAAAGTGCATCCAAGCCCTGGCGACGAGCCGGGGCTTTTTGTTTTTGGGGCGGAGAGTACGGGGCGTGGGCTGCAGCGGAACGGGACCTGGTGCCGTTCCAACTTTTTTTGTCAACCGTTCAATTCGTAAGCGGCGCATGATCTGCACGCTGGCCCCATCTAATTTTTGGCCCAGATAGTCGGGACGGCACTGGCTGCGGGCGGTGGGGGATTTAGCCGTAGGGGAAGCGGGACCCAAGAGACAGCAAGATGCCGGCGTTACAACGGCGGGATGACGGGGCGGTGGCGCAGGCGGTGCGAAGAAGCGGATGTAGCTGAAAGCGTAGAAGCGGCAGCAAGCTGCTGTAAACCAAAGATGAAAAAGTGCAGGGCCTATTATCCGATCGCGGGGACGCGAATGGCATGGATCCCGTGTGTGCGGAGGGCAGAGGAAGGGTCGGAATTCTGCCGACGGCACGGGGACGCGATTTTCGGGGCGATGTTGGGGGTGCTGGTGCGCACGGAGCCCGGCAAGGAAGTGGAGCATTTCTGTGGTGACAAGGCGCCGTGTCCATTGGCCCGGGCGGGGCGGAGGAAGGTATGGGGCAGCCACAAACGATCACGATGAGGGCTTTCCGGGGGATGGATTCGCTCTCCGGAAATCTGCGCGTCGAAGGCGGATCCCGACAGCGCAAGGGAGTGAGCCGGCTGAAAGGCCGGGCGAGTTGCAACTCGCCAGAAGAGCTGGCGGGGTCTGACGCCGAAAGTGGATTGCCCGCTGGTGGGGATGCGCACACCTCCGCCGCACTCACTGCGGGCCACAAGACGGACGCTGACCCGGCTAAGACGAAGGCCAAAGAGGCCGGCGGCACTCCCAAGAAAGAAGAGAAAAAGGCAATAACGGGGGCCGGCGGCGGAGATGACATTCTGGAAAGTTTATGGAATGAGCGAGCGACATTGCCCGGAGGAGAGGAACTTCCGCTGGATGGAATGGCGTTCGCGGATGCGGTGAACAAACGAATCGACATCGTGAGGCTGACGGAGTTGTTGCTGCGGGGACGGGATGAGAGATCGTCGAAGAGTGCACTAGAGCAGTTGCTGGAGATGAAGTACGGCAAGAACGCGAGGGTGGCGGAAGCGGGAGGCCCGGATGGAGAGCCGACTTACATTATCGATATTCCGAGCGCGGTAGCGCAACGCGCGCTTGACGCTTTGGAAAAGGAAAAGGAGAAACAGAAATGACGATTCTTTGGGTGTTGGGCGGTTTGCTGGTAGGAGCGGTTCTGGGGTACGCATTTCGCGGCTTGATTGGCAAGGACCTGAAGGCTGTCGGCACGGCGGCAAAGACGGATCTGACGAATACCGCGAAGAAGCTCTAACGGGTCGGGGAAGGGTGCCGGCTAAAATCCGGCAGGGTGGCTACGGCTGCCCTTCGCTCAGGCTGGTAGAGCGCCCCCGTTGTCCAACGTGAAGACCTACTCCCGCTTTTACAAGCCTTTCCCGAGGCAGGATCAGTTTCACCAGAGCCGGGCCAAATACCGGATGTTTGGCGGTGCGGCAGGTCCAGGGAAGACGAAAGCGATGGTCTGGGAGAACATTTTCCAGGCCACGATGTTTCCGGGGGTGGACACGCTGCTGCTGCGGCGGACGTTTCCGGAGCTGGAGATGTCGCTTTTAGGCGAATTCCGGCGGAACGTGCCGCAGGAGCTGTACCTCTCGTATGACGAAGCCAAGCACATCGTGACTTGGCTCAACGGGTCGACAACGCGGTTTGGATATTGCAAGAACGAGAACGATGTTTACCAATACCAGGGCGCGGAGTTCATGTTCATCGGGATTGATGAGCTGACGCATTTCACGCTGAAGCAGTGGCAATTTCTAACGAGCAGAAACCGGTGCTCCGTGCCAGGCACGTTCCCGTGCATGGCGGGGGCAACGAACCCGGGGAACATCGGGCACGCGTGGGTGAAGGCGCTGTGGGTGGACAAGGTGCCACCGCCCGGGTATGAACGGCCGGAACAGTACGATCCATCGGATTACGATTTTATCCGCGCGCGGATTGCAGACAACCCGATCTACGCGGACGACGTGAATTACCGGAAGACGCTGGAGGCATTGCCGGAGCAGTTGCGGAAAGCGTTTCTGGAAGGGGATTGGGACGTCTTCGCGGGACAGTACTTTGACGTGTTCGAGATCGGAAGGCACACAGCGCGCGCGGAAGAGATCGGAATGCAAGCGTGGTGGCCGCGGTGGATTTCGATCGATTGGGGATTTCAGCATGACAGCGCGGTGTACTGGCATTGTGCGGTGCCAGAGTCAGCGACCCGCGACCAGCGATCAGCGACCAGGCGGAAAGTGGCGAGTGGCGAGTGGCGAGCGGCGAGCGGGGAAGAGAAAAGCAGATCCCTCGCTGACGCTCGGGAGGACGGAGAAACAAGCCGGCTGGAAGCCGGCGCTACCACCGGTGTTCGGAACGACACAACGAGGGACAACGCTCCAGGGAGCAATGGACCGAGGATCGTCACGTACCGCGAGTTTGTGAAGAACGGGTTGTCACCGCGGATGCTGGCACAGGCGATTGCGGAGCGGACCGCGGGCGAACGGATCGGGGAAGTGTTTTTGTCGCCGGACGCGTTCGCGCACCGAACGAGCGAGGCATCCATTGCGGAGCAGTTGGGTGAAGTACTGCAGCAGAACGGATTGCCGCGGCCGACGCCAGCGGACGACGACCGGGTGGGCGGATGGCAGTTGATGTACCAGATGCTGGAGAACGATGAGTGGGTGATCACGGAGAATTGCCGGGAGCTGATCGAGGGCCTTCCGCAACTGGTGAGAGATGATCGGCGCGTGGAGGATGTCCGTAAGGTAGAGGGAGACGATCCTGCGGACGCGGCGAGGTACGGATTGGTTTCCGGCGTGCGATACGCCGGTGTTGGGGCACACGGACGTGCGCCCGGGGCGGGGCAGGCCCCGCCCCCTAATAGCCTAGGGAGTGGAGCGCGATTTGTGCCGGGAGTGCCGTTGGCGGTGCAGATTGAGCGGCAGATCAGCGCGGAAGATCCGACTTCGCGGGCGATTCACTGGCAGCGGCTGGAGGCGGAGGCGAAGAAACAGTTGGGGCCACATCGGTTTACGAAGCGGAGATGGAAGTGGTGAAGAGAGGAGGCAAGGAAGTAAGGAAGCAAAGAGGCAAAGAAGGTGGCCCTCGATAGGTGGGGCAATTTAGCGCCTGCAGGCAGCGATAGTGTGCGGAGCATGGCGCACCGCGGACGGTCGGGACAGGACCGCGTAGAAGGGTATTGCGGTAAAGGGATTCGCAGTCAAATTTCAATGAGGGGAATGACATGAAAAAGATTGTTGCAGTGATGACAGTGGTTGCGGTGGTGGCCGGGCTGGCCTGCTGGCTGAGCGCGCCGCACAAGGCGAAAGCGCAGAGCGCCTCGGCGCAGTTTTCGCGTGTGGCGGGCGTTTTCGATTCCACCAAGTACAGCGTGTGGGGCGCGTACGTGCTGAACGGCAACACGGCGGCCGGTTCGCAGACCATCACCGTGTGCCCGGCACTGTTTGCGTTGCCGGATGGGCGCGTGATTCAGCCGCTGGCGCCGGCGAACGGCGTGTATGTGCCGTTCACGATCGATCCTCAGAACAGCGCCGTAACGGAGACGGTGACTCCGACGGCGTATTCGCTGGTTGCCCCGACGAGCGGCACGGGGAACGTGCCGTGTGCAAGCGTAACTGCGACGTTCACGTACACGCATGCAGCGAGCTTCAGCCTCAGCCAGGTAATGTCCGGCGACCAGGGAGTGCAGGAAGCGATCAACGACGCCAGCCTGAACGGCGGCGGCCTGGTGTTCTGGCAGATCGATCCCGGGGCGGTGACGTTGAGCACGGGTGGCCAGTCAACGAACTTGGGCAGCATCAAAATTCCCACACGCTCGGTGGTTACATCGGCGACAGCAAGGGTGTCGACCACGATTACCGGTTGCACGGGAGGATGGTCGCTTGGTTATACGTCCGGGACGGAATTTGGCGCGGCCAACACGACACTGACCGCTGGCACCACCACAGACAGCTCGACGTTGGTACCGAACTACGTCTACAACGCTGCTGCGGCAGTACCGGTGGCCTTCTGCACCACAGCGGCGGCAACGGCAGGCGCGATCCACGCGCACATCGTCGGCTACAAGCTGGCCGCACCGGCGTACTAACCATGAACTGGCTTTGCGAATTCTTCAAATCGAGCTATACGCAAATGCTGGAGGAGGAGAATGCGCGTTTGAAGGCGGAAAATCGGGCTTTGCTGAATTCGCTGTTGGGGACGGCGGGATTCCCGCCAGTGGAGACAGGGGAAGCAGCAAAGCCCGCGGGGTTGACGAGAATCCGGAAGAGGTCGTGGCCGCAGGTGCAGGCGATGCGAGAGAGCGAAGCAGGGAAGGGTTGAGCTGGAAGATATCAGGGATCAGTGATCAGCGATCAAGAAGCAAAGAGCGGCGACCAGCGATCAGCGACCGGGAAACAGTTGGGAGAAAACGGGAAAATGGCGGCGAGCGGAGGGGTTGAGATCCTTCGCTGGTGGGCGGGATGACGGGGAAAAGCGTCGGCTAGAAGCCGGCGCTACGCGGGTGCGTGCGCATGGCGCGGCAGGAACGCCTGAGTAAGCGTTGCGGACCGCCTCGGAAGGCGGTCCCTACAAGAGAGACCCAAGAGCACAGCCAGGAATGGCTGCGCCACGACGAAGAGAAGCGGCTGAGCATGACACAGGTAGATTGTGCAAACGAGAGACGTCATGGAAAACGAGATGAATGAGTTTGAGCGCGGAGTGATGGCGCCGGCGGACGGGAATGGACAGGCCGGCGCGATTGCGGAACTGGCGACGAACCTGGCGAAGGGAACGCTGGCGCTGGGCGACCCGATTGCGACAAGTTCCGTGATGAGCCGGATCGGACTGGGGCCGAACTTCGAGAGGTTGGAGGAGGAGCGGCCGGAGTTGGTGAGCGCGCTGCGAGAGTTGGTGCGGCAGTACCGGATGGAAGGCGTGGCGGCGCGGATGCACGAAATCCGGCGAATCCGACAGGCGCGGCTGTTCTGGCAAGGGTTGCAATATATGTGGTGGAACCCGGGGGACATGAATTGGCACCTGCCCTATGAGAACCGGTCGAGCGACGACCGCGCGCTGGAGGAGATGCCGCGGTACCAGTTTGTGACGAATTTCTATCAGGGATTTGGACTGTCGTTCGTGGCGGTGCTTTCACAGGATGTGCCGAGCGTGCGGTTCTACCCGCAATCGGCGCAATCGCTGGTGGATATTGGGGCGGCACGCGCGGCGAGCGACGTGGCGGAGCTGATCGAACGGAACAACCATGTGGAGCACCTGCTGACGTCGATTGGATATTTCTTGTGGACGGACGGGAAGCTAGGCGCGTACGTGCGGTACGTCGAGGACGCGCAGCGATTTGGGGCTCATGCGGAAGAGATCCTGGAGGCCATCGAGATTCCGCTGGGCGAGGATGTGTGGGAGTGCCCGGAGTGCGGGAAGAAGACGGCGGCAGAAGCGACCAGTGACCAGCGACCATCGACCGGGGAAGAAGTGGCGAGCGGTGAGTGGCGAGGGGCGAGGGGAGAAAGCAGATCCCTCGCTGGCGCTCGGGATAACGGAAGTAGGGTTGAGGCAGACGGAGAGTTGGGTGGTGGGAATGGGGAAGGCCTCACCCCTGAAGGGGTGAGCTACACGTGTCCTGGGTGCGGGGCGGAACTTGGGGAGAAGGATCTGAAGAAAGCAGAGCGGGTAACGGTGCCACGAGTGGCGCGTGTGCGGCGCGTGGCGAATGGCCAGGAAGTGATCTCGATTGCCGGGGGATTGGAATTGAATACGCCGGTGTGGGCGAACGAGATGCACGAATTTCCGTACTTGCAATGGCAAGCGGAAGTGCACCGAGCGAAGTTGAAGGCCGCGTATCCCCTGGTGGCAGACAAGATCGAGTCGGCACCATCGCAGGGCGCCGAAGATGTGTACGCGCGAGTATCCCGATTGAGCGTGGAGCAGGGATTGCCGTCGATCCATCCGGGCGACGCGCTAATGAATTTGATCACGTTTGACCGGACCTGGCTGCGGCCGTGGGCATTTTACGGAATAGAAGACGAGGCGGTACGGAAAGACCTGCTGGCGTTGTTCCCAGACGGGTGTTACGTGGCGTTTGCCGGCGATGTTTACTGCGAAGCACGAAGCGAAAACATGGATGACCACTGGCGCGTGCTGCACGCGCTGCCGGGAGACGGGCAGAACCGCCCGAGCGTGGGCGATTCGCTGGTGCAGGTGCAGGAGCGGTACAACGCGCTGTCGAATATCCAAGCAGAGACATACGAGTACGGCATTCCGCCGATTTACGCGGATCCGCAAGTGCTGGATTTCGACGCGATCGGCAACCAGGTGGCGGAGCCGGCGGCACATTTTCCGGCGAGAGCACGACCAGGACAACCGTTAGCGGCGGGATTTTTCCAGCCGGCGCCGGCGCAGGTGCCTCCGGATATGTTCCGGCATCAGCAGGATCTGATTGGACCGGTGGCGCAATTTTTGACGGGACTGTTTCCGGCGGTGTTTGGCGGAAACATGGAGGACGTGAAAACAGCGAGCGGATACGCGATGGCGCGGGACCAGGCCATGGGAAGGCTGGGGCTGGTGTGGCGGCGCGTGAAGCAGTTTTATGCGGACGTGATGCTGCTGGGCGTGGACTGCTTCCGGAAGAACCGGCCGGAGGACGTGGACGTGCCCCTGCTGGGTCCGGACGGAACGCTGGATGCGCGGATGATTCGCGTGGCGGATTTGAAAGGGAATATTTGCGTGCACCCGGAGGCAGATGAGACGTTTCCGCGATTGAAATCGCAGCAGCGGGGAGTGTTGCAGCAGTTGTTTGGACTACAGGACCCGGTGATCCAAGAGGCGCTGGCGAATCCGGCGAATCTGGGGTACATCAAAAACGTGCTGGGGCTGACGGAGCTGGTGGTACCGGGCGAGGATTCGCGGAACAAACAATTGCGGGAGATCCAGGTGTTGCTGGGAAGTGCGCCGATCGTTGTCGGAAGAAGCGACCAGCGGCCGGCGACCAGCGATCAGGAAGAGAACAGCAGATCCCTCGCTGGCGCTCGGGATGACAACCGTGTTGAAGACGGGGTGCTTGTGCTGCCGTCGGTGCCGGTGGATGTGCTGCTGGACGATCACGCGGTTGAGTTTGAGGAATGCAAGCGCTGGGCGAATTCGGAGGCGGGGCAGGCGGCGAAAATGACGAATCCGGCGGGATTTGCCAATGTGCGGGCACACGCGGAGGCGCATTTGAAGGTGGTGCAGGCACAGGGGATAAGGCAGGCGGTGCAGCAGGGCGTTGTGGGGAAGAGCGGACAGTGAGCAGGGAACGCGGCGCTGGGTTCGATGGCTGAGGGTGTGGCCGGCAAAGTGAGTGAGGACGGTCTAGAAGGGAAGTTGGGTGATGAGTGTAGCGGATCCGATTTTGCGGGAAATGGCGGACACGGGGGCGGGAAGCGACGTGTTTGCGTTGACGGATGAGCAGATTATCGGGGTGGAGCCGGAGGGGCAGGACGCAGAGCTCGACGGCTCGACGGCGGAAACGAAGAGGGATTCCTCGGTCGCTACTCTCCCTCGGAATGACGGGGCGCAAACCGGCGGGGAGAAGGAAAGACTCACCCCTGAAGGGGTGAGCTACAAACCCGAAGCGGTAAGCCACAGGGACGGGAAAACAGAGGAAGCGCCGCAGTGGCTGGCGGAGCGAATGAAGGACCCTTGGCACGGGGAGGAAGCAAAGGAGCTCTGGGATGGCAAGCAGAGGGCGGAGAAGGAAGCTGCGGCGTATCGCGAGGTGTTTGCGACGCCCGAGGACGCGCGGGCGCTGAAGGAAATTTATCCGGGCGGTGCAAACGAAGCAAAAGCGGCGGCGGAACGCGCGCGGACACTCGATGAGATTGATGCGGCGTTTTATCGGGGCGATGCCGCGGCGCGGGCACAGCTTGCGCGGCAGATGATGCAGCAGGATCCGGCGGCGTTTCGGGAGATGGTGGAGGCGGGAGTGCGGTTGCTCGGAGAAGCCAGCAGACAGGGAAGCGGGAAAGAACAGAGTGCTAGCCAAGATGCGGTGAGCACGCCACGATCCCTCCTCTCCGGGCCGCAAGAGACGCGGCCCTCCGGTCGGGATGACAGGCTTACGCAGGGCGCGGCCCAAACGGATGGGGCGAGCGCGCAGGGAGGAGCGGCGGTGGCTCCGGAGATCGTGAGCGGGTACAGGGCGTTTGAGAAGGCGGCGAATGCGGAGTTGGAAAAGAGCGTGGGCGGAGCGATTGCGCGGATGATGGAACAGGCGCTGCCGAATTTGAAAATGATCGGAGCGAACGGGCGAGAAGGGGCGCAGGGGGCTGCGCCTCTTCAAGAACGACTGGGCAGTGCGGTGAGGGAAGAGATCGAGGCGGAACTAAAGAACGACGGGCAGTTGGGCGAGCAGGTGGGGAAGATCTTGGCAGGGCGGCGATTCGATGATGCGGCGAGGTCGCAAGTCGTGCGGCTGATCGATGCACGGGCAAAGCAGTTGGTGCCTGGAGCGGTGCGGCGCGTAGTGAGTTCTTGGACGCAGGCGACACTGGGAGCGCGCGAAAAGGGGCAGGGGCGCAATCCGGTGGAAGCGCGGCACGAGGAGTTGGCGGGAACACAGCGTCGTGCCACGACCGCAGCGCCACGGAAGGACAACGAACGCCAGGGCTCCAGCCGGAATGAGAATGCGAGCACGGCCCGACGAGACGCGGGCGCGAGCCGAGGGCGTCGCGTGGATTACGGAAAGATCAGCGACGAAGAGATATTGGGGATGTGAGGGGGAAAGAGTCATCAGTTATAAGTTTTCAGTTTTGAGTTTTCGGAGGGGGAAGCGAATTGGGTCGCGTCGTTTTTTTTGACAGGGAGTGGCAAGAAGAGCGGCCAGAAGTTGAGTTAAGGATTGGCTGAGTTGGCGATCCGCCTCGGAAGGCGGTCCCTACATAAGAAAGAAGAGAAAGTTTGGCGCCTTCTCACAAGACGCCTGTCTGGCTCCATGAAGCGGGGCTAGTCAAATTCAAGGAGAACAAACAATGCCAGCACAAGCAAACGCGAATGTCATCGCGTTGCAGCTCGAGAAGGTGCGCGACAAAGTGCCCCTGCTCTACGAGCGCGACGACATTTTATTGACGATGATTCAGCAGCGCGGTGACATCGAGCGGATATCCAGCCGCAACATGCGCCTGCCGCTGCAAGTGAATCCGGGAGGGAAGGCCGGGTCGTATAACGCGGACGGGGGGGACCTAGGCCGCGGCGCGGGGACGCAGTACGACGTGGCGCAGGTGTCGCCGATATTCTTCCGGTTCGCGATTGAAATCACGAAGTTGGTGGAATACGCGACGAATGGGAAGGAGCGAGCGGTCGAGAACGCGGCGAAGAGGGAAGTGGTGAACGGAATGAGGCAGTTCCGCGCGTTCCTGGATAAGTTGATGCAGACGGCCGGGAACGGGGTCCTGGGAACGATCAGCGCGGTGAGCGGCACCACGTTTACCATGACGGTGCCTAACGGCGCGGCGCTGGTGTATCCCGGACAGACGATCCAAATTTACGACACCACGTTGACGACGAATCGCAACGTTGCGGCAAGCGTGACAACCAACGTGCTGACGGCGGATCCGATCACCACGCAGCAGATCACGGTGGACAACGTCCCGACAGGAACGATCGCGACGGACGTGATCGTGCACGACGGATTGAGCGGAGCGCAGCCGGTGTCGTTGTATGGGATCAAATATCACCAGAACAACGCGACTACGGGAACTTGGCTGAACCTGAACCGCGCGACGTATCCCGTGCAACTGGCGACACCGCGCGTCAACGCAGGAAATGCGGCGCTGACGCCGGCGAACGTGCGGTTGGCAATCAACAAGGTGAGGAAGGCGTTGGGGATCAACCACCTGGCCAAGCTGATCGCGTACATGGCCGTGGAACAGGAACACGCGT